GCGTTCCCTCTAGCAATTTCTCTTTGAGTAAGAATAGCCGCTTTTGCAAAACGAGCGAACATGATACCTTTTTCGTTACTTCTGTTAAAACGGTTTTTAGGTTCTTCAGCGCTAGTACCTAGTTGTTTCTTGAAGTCAATTCCATCAAGTTCTTTTTTAACACCATTTTTAACCATTTCTTCAAGTGTTTCTTTTACTTTTGTGTCCATTTCAATTTCCATTATTGTTTTTTCCTCCTGTTTTTCTTAATTTATTTATTTCCTACCAGTTAAGTATTTTCCAATGTTTTCAAAAGTAATAACCTGTGGCTCTTCAGATTTTTCTTCTTCAACATCTTCCTCTACTTCTTCTGGTTTAGGGTCTTCAGTTTGTGTTTTTTCTGGAGTTTCCTCTCCATCTTCTTCAATAACTTCTTCCTGTTCTACAGTTTCCTGTGCTGCCTTTAACTTTTCGTCAATAGACATTAAACTGTCTTTTAGTTCCTTAATTTGTTTTGTAAGGTTTGAGAATAAGTTATCGATGTATTTCTTACTAACACCTTCTACTTCTTTTTCTTCAGTATTAGTTTCCTCAACTGGTGGTTCTTCAGTATCTGAAGTTTCCTCAGTCTCTTGTGGTTCAGTTGTTGTTTCTTCTTTTTCTGTTTCATCGCCCGTTGTCGTATCTACTACTTCGTCTTTTTCCTCAGTAGTTTCAACTTCTTCTTCAACAGTTTTTTCGAAATCTTCAACCTCCTGTTTATCCATACTCTTTTCAATTGCCTCCATCATACCCTGTTTTCTCATACCATTTAGGTCTTCCTTATCAAGTAAACCTTTTTTGAAGCCCATCTGTAGTGCATCTGGGTTTGCTGGTACGGTAACAGCTGACAGTTCCAACAGTTCATTGTTAGAAAGAATAAATGCGTCTTTATCCTCGTCATAGTCAACATCTTTTGGTATAAACCCAACGCTGGTTGCATTTAAGAAACCACCTTTGTAAAGTTTATACACCGTTTTTGCGAATGGGTATTCTTCAACCGCAAACTTAATTTTAAACTCCAGTCTTTTTTCTTCAGTGTTTACACTAACATTTTCGGCTCTACCAATAGGTAGTCCACTATGATCGTGCCCCCAAAGAAATACTGGGTTCTTTTCGTAGGCACTTAAATTCCAGTCATCAGACTTAACGATGTCGCCATGTCTATCTGGAGTCTCAGAACTTCCTACAAAATTAAGAACATATTCATCTGAGTTGTCTTCAACTGCTTTTACAGTTAAAATGGAACTGGTGTGTTTACCTTTCCTTAACTCAGGATCTTTCTTCTTGTCCATTTGTATCTTTACCTCCTTCATAATTTTTATCCTCGTTATTGTTGTCTTCAACTGGCTCTTCTTTACGAGGTTCTTTTATATTTACAAGATCATCACTGTTTGATCTGGAAATACTGTTTCCATAATCGTCGTTTATATCTTCTAAATCGTATCCTAATACATCACCCATAACCTTTCGGTATTCTTTAAGGGTAAGTCCACCGTTTTTAAACCCTTCTTCAGCAAGTTTAATTACAGTTTCTGTTTTGTCTTCTTTTTCTCTGTTAAATACAAATTTTAGTTTACTTGAGTCTTTGTACTGTTTTAACAGTTGGTGTGTAATTGCTTCCTCAAACTCAATAAACATTGTATCTAACACTTCGTTACGGTAAATGTCTCTAGCAGCTACAACTGTTGCTTTGTTACTGTTTTCAACATTACCCATAATTTCTGGTGGTATACCAAAGTGCTGTATAACTAAATCCCTATAAAACTTACGAGATTCAATAAAGTCCATTTCTCTATTCGATGTATTTAGTACATGTAGTTTAGCTTCCCAGTTTAGGAATGCTGCCTTACTTGAGTTTAAGAATCCACCAAATTTTTGATACCATTTTCTTTCTGCCTGTTTAATCTCATCATCTTGTGTTCCCTCTGGTGCCGTTATAACAATGTTTGGGGTTGCGTCATTAAAGAAGAACCTCTTAGCAAACTTTGCCATATATTCATCTGTTTCTATTTCGTCGCCTAAGGACTCAACACGTCCAACCCCTCTACCAGTTGGGTCACTTGGGTTCGGGTTCTTACGGTAAAACATATCCTCTTTTTGAACATATGCCGTATACCCACTACTAAAATTAACCGTGTAGTGATCTGGTTGTTCACTTGATGGTAGGGTAACCCAATGGGGTGGTATGAACCATATGTATTTCGGTTGGTTCAATAAGTCTCTTTCTATTATCCCAAAAGATTCCCCTTTTAAAAGGAAATACACTTGGGAAAGGTATAAACTTGCCGTCCCAGTTATGTGGTACTCTTCATTAGGTTTGTAAAGTAGGTCTAATAGTGGGTGGTCTTTTACTTCTTCCTCTTTACCACTTTTGTCTACCCTTACAACTTTTCCCCTTGTTGTTGCAATGTCAAGTGACATTTTTGTTACAGGACTAAAACGTGGGTTTTTATTGTACATATCCAACCATTGTTTTGAATCCCTTTTTGGTGGTTCGGATCTTTTCGACAAGAAGTAATCCGCCACACCATTTGTGTCATCCTTAGAGGACTTACCTAGGCGCTTCATATACTTTCCTAAATTAATAAAACCTTGTATAGTGTCCATATTGTCCTCCTTATAGGTCAATAAAGTTTTGTTTTAACTCTTCCAAAACTAATATTGCACCATTTATTCTTTCCAATTCCTGTTCTGTGTTATAGTCTAATCTTATCTTTTTGTCTTCATACTCCCACTTTAATTTCTTTATGGTTTCTTTTAATTCTTCACATGTCATTAGAATATCCTCATCCTTTTTCTTTTTCTTGGTGGGTTTACGTATATTCTTCTTAGTCCTGCAGAAAAGGAGTCAGAAAAGTCATCGTGTGTTACATTTGGGAATTTTGCCAATTCCTCTTTTTTGTCTTCCCACCACTGATACTTACTCAAACTTTCGGAAGTACTTGTATCTGGTACAAGTACGTTACCAGCTTCTAGGAATGTTGTTATGGAACTCATTCTGGAAAACTTGTCTTCTTTGGACGTTATTGGTATCATTCCTGGAACTTTTATTTCCAGTACTTCCATTATTGCAGGACCATTCGCAGCGTCCTCAATAACAACCTCTATAGGTATATTAACATCCAATTCATAAAGTATGTCTTCCCATTCCTCTTTTTTACTAACAACTGCATCCAGTGTTTCAACAAAACCTATTTGTTTTTCATACATATCTACAAGGTACGAAGTAACATTATCTGTTAAAAATACACTACAAGCAACGTTGTCTGCTCCAGCCTTTTTCTTAAAGTTCATGTCCCAAGACTGAACTAGTTTAAACTTGTCTTCACGTTTCTCCATTATTTCTTTATTATAAATTGGTAACGTTTTCCAAGTTCTTAAACTATCTACGTCAATTAAGTTTCCTCCCGGAGGAGTTGGGTCTTGTAGGAACTGTGCATTGTATGTTCTAGCACCCTGTTCCTTTTTAATTTTTGCAATCCAGCTAGGGGGCATTCTGTTCGGCCACAGTACGGATTCTGACGGGTAATGGTATATTTTACCACTAATAGGTCCCGTATAGTATCTATCTTTTTCTGTCTCAACTGGTAAAATTATTGTTTTGTAAAAATCATAGTTTTCCTGTAAATAACCACTTACATCATTAAAGTGTAATCTCTGTTGTATGTTTACAATTGAACCTTTAACAAAGTCATTTAAACGTGTAGGCAATGTGTTTGTTACAAATCGTATTGCATTTAATCTGTCTGCTTCTGATTCAGCCTGTCTTGGATTTTGTATATCATCAAGAAACACAATGTCTCCACCCTTACCAGTAAGTGTTCCGCCTATTGATGTAGCGAACATTGTACCCTGTTTGGTGTTTTCAAAATATGTTTTTGTATTCTGTTCCTCTTTTAACTTAATTATGTGACCCCAATTATCTTGATACCATTGACTTTGTATTATCTCTCTACGTTTTTTGTTCAAGTCTATTGATAAATCGTTGGAATATGAGACTGTAATGATTTTCTTCGAAGGATTGTGTATCCACAACCAACACGGAAAGAAAACGTTTATAAAGAGCGATTTCATGGTACGTGGGGGAATGTTAATGTTAACCCTGTTGTTTAATTCGTACTCTGCCAAATATCTTGCCTGTTCCTCAGGTATACCTATTTTGTCCCAAACATCTTCTATTGCAAGTAATAAAAGTTCTTCTTCCAAATATTCTAAATGCCAGTTCTCTTTAAAACTAACTCCGGGTTCAATAATAGCCCACGCCTGTCTAACAAAGTCAAGTAAACTTTTTTCTGCTAACAATCGGTTCATGACAGCATAACCTTCAGGGGTTCTTACTATCTCTTCTATGCTTCTTTCTGTTTCTTTTTGTTTTTTATCTGCCAAAAGTTAATACCCCCTTAAAGTACACTTTCAAACCATGTGGTTCCCTCATTGGTATATGTTTCGTCTTCCTCGTCAATACTTTGTTTTAACAAAGGTTCTGGAAAATCATTTTCATCAAATACCTTTTCGTAATTTGTTGATACAAAATTTCCATAAATAATGTCTGGTTGGAAACTAACCGTATCGTTACTTGTTTCGTTTAACGTTTCTGGTTCCGAAAACTTACCCTTAAACAACTTAACGTAACTTGATGTTCCGTTTGAGTAAGTTTGTTCGTACATAAGTGCAAAATAAGGTGCGGCTCCATGTGCTGTTGTATAAGTACTACCGTTGTGCTTTCTATAACCCAAAAGTAGTTCTAATAAATCATTAGGTAAACTATCCTTTTCCAAGGTAACATTGTATGAGTTAATACTTGTAAGAACAGTTGGTGTCCTACCATTTGACCTTAATGTTTGTCTACTTGTTTCTGGGTTAGTTTCCAACCTAATTAAACCAGTTACTTTTATTGGTTCTTCATAAATAATTTCGTTTGTTGTATCTTTTTTTAACAAAGCAATATGTAGGTTTTTCACCCCTGTTCTTACTTTCTTATTGTTTATACTCATTTAGTAAAACCTCTCTATTTCCTTAATTTTCATTTCTTCACAAGTCAAGAAGTTTGTTTTCTACCCATCTGGCAATTTTAATTGCTCTTTCTCCACATTAGTAAAGTTCTTCAATATCATCTTTCATTTCTGGTGTTATTTCAATGCTCTGGTTTTCAAACATCTTGAGAGGGATGTAATAATGCACAAAAGACTTAGCAAACTTTTTCTTACTTATAGCCTTTCCCAGTGTATCATTCTCCGGTCCTATAATGTATGTAGTGTTTCCTCGACCCAGTCTACCAGTGGCATGGCCTCTTTTCCGCCCTTGTAAAGAGTTTGAACATCTTTTTTCATGGCGTCTGTGACCTTGACTTCCTGGTTTAAATAGATCTTGAGGATGATGTAGTAATGCACGAACTGTTTCGTGTAATTCGATTTGACCTTCATTTTTCCGACTGACGCATCGTACCTTTTTCGAGCGTAGGCCAGGTACTCTTCTTGGTGGTCGAGCATGTTCCATCCCGATTCGAACCCGCCGTAGACGGTTTCTCTGATCGGGTAGCAGTAATTAAAAAGCTTATGTCCTTCGTGGATGTACCCCGTGTCTTCGAAGTCGTGCTGAGCGTTCAGGGCCTTGACGTCTCTGAACATGAGGTCATAGGTCACTCCGTCTATGTTCTCTATGTGCTTGCGGGCCCGTTGGCCGAACCCGTCGCAAATAATAAGGTAGTCGAGGTCACCTGGATCGTCACGGTTTATCTGTGATCCCGTCTTTGCTATCTCAAGAATAATTGCGTCTTCTTGCCATTCTGACAAGACCTTTGTCACTATGCTTTTAATGTCTTTCATTCGCTGCCTCCTACTGGGCTTCAAAAACGTAATAAGTTGATGAGTCTGGCGACACTATGGCTTTCGTGCCTATCGCTTGATTCTCGGGCGGGTAATTGCTGTTTAGATAAGCCTCTGCGTTGGTCGGACTGGTGACAGGCACGGCGATCTCTTCGATGTCGCCTCCTGGGTTGCTTGACTCCGTAGCGAGGTAAACCCACTCGGACGCCCATGTCTCTTGCTTTTGTTGTGCAACTATGCCAAGGTTTATCATTAGTAGTCCTCCACTCCGCCGATGACGACCCATTCGCTAGTTCCTGTTTTTAGAAGCGTGACCGCTCGGTACCGTCCGTCAATCTGGCAGTTACCCGACCGGACGGTGCTGCCGTCGTTATAATAAACTGTGGCTCCACTGTCTGCGATACGAACATTGCCTGAGCCCAACCGCACAACTGTGAATTGGTCGCCAATGCTCCAGTCGCCGCCCTCGCTGTCCGCGTCCATGTAAACATATCGGGTGTAGCTGTTATCGATAGCGTAGGTTCCTCCTGCGTCGAGGTTTCTTGAGCTGATACTACCAGTTCCAGCAGAGTAAGTGGTATTAGAAGGAGTAGCCCATGTTCCGTCACCACGTAGGAATTGAGTAGTGGATGCATTCTTATCTATAGTTGCGATGTTGCCAAGACCTGTAATTTGTGTTGTCGGATGGGTATGTGACAGGTTAATGCTCTTGTTGTTACCACCAACCATATTGAAATACAATGTACTATTACCATCACCAGAAACAGATCCTATATAAGTATTGTCATTCTCATCTGTTGACCATCTAGCAGAACCACTTACTATTTTTAACACTTCACCCTCTTGTCCTGTTCCTGTAATCACATCATGAGTTTGGTGTTTGTGGTGTGTATCAGCAGTCAAATCCCCCAATGACCCAGTACGAGATATGGTTATTGTCCCTCCACCAAAAAAGGTATCGTCTTCTGTAAAAGTTACACCATCGACATAATCATTCGAAGTTACGTACTCTGAATGTGTGTGGTTCGCATCAGCAGCACCAATATCACTAGGTGAAATGTTGTGAGGGTTGCCTGTTGTGGTATCGGCATGTGATTTTGCCGATGCAACATCAGTCATTACTGTATCACTTACTTTTATTCCGGTTGTAGTTGATGCAAGTCCTGTAGATACACCTACACTAAATTGTGTACCTATTAGATTCAAACCCTGCCCTGCTGTGTATGTTGTGTTATCGTTGGGAGGGGTTACCCACGTACCGTCTCCGCGGAGGAAATTAGAAGTGGATGAGTTTTTGTCAATTGCAGCCAAGTCACCACTATCGGTTATGTCACTAAGTGTCCAAGTTTTCCCGTCGACATAACCCTTATTTACCCCGTCTGTAGATGATCCAGGAGTTGACACACCTTGTAATAAGGTATTGTTAAGATTTACAGAATCTAAGGTTGATTTAAAATTAACAATCCCACTGTCACTATTTATAGTTCCGTTTACAAATAAGTCACTACTAGCTACTAAGTTTTCACTAAATGTGGTTACACCTGTTACTGTACCCCCACTAAGTGGTAGGTAGGGCAAGGAAGGAATACGGGAAAGCGAAAGCTCGCCAGAATCTATATCTGAGGCGTCATGTGTATGGTCTTCTGGTGTGGCGATTAAATCGATTTCAGTCCAATTTGATCCGTTCCACCTTTTAATTTTTGCCATCTTTATAACCCCCTAGTTATCTGTATCAAATAAAATATCTCCCTCAACTATACCGTCAATTGTAGCCCCACTTCCAGAAAAGGAAGTAATTTTGCCACTTAAAGCTGTGTCAACATCCCCAAATGCACTATTTAAATCTGCATCAAAAGGAACACCTGCATGCGTAAGTCCAGAACCAGTATAATGAACTGTGTCACCGTTGTGGCTATGTGAGTTATTTGTAACTGTAAGTTCAATACTTGGGTTTGTTGAGAAAGTTGTTGATGTTGAACCTGTAGCATCACCAGTGAAAGTAATTGTTTTTGAACCTGAAAAAGCATTAGCTGTAGCAGCATTACCAGTGATATCAGAGCTAATTGAATTTGGAAGTCTAGCGTCTGACAATGTTCCAGTATTTATATTTGAAGCATTTCTATAAAATGTTCCATCTTCTCCATCAAGTGTTCCAGCGTCAATAGAACCTTCATCAGAAGTTGTCAAAACTTTAACTCCACCGAAAGTAAGTTCACTTGAAGCATTAGTTGTTAATACTTTGTTTGTATTAGCTGAAATTGTCACAGTATCTGCTTCTATATCAGAAACTCGTGAAATGTTGTGGTCAGCCATATTAAGGTTTCCACCAAGCACACCACCAGATTTGCTGAAATATCTGTCAGATTGGTTATTATCAATTACACCATATACAAAGTAAGGTTCAGATGTAGTTGTTTCTGTTGCAGTATAGTCTTGGCACATATATTGTCCATTACCAGCATCATAACAAACTGTCTTAGTTGCGCCATCAGAACATGGATTACTTTGAGTACCAGTTGCTGAAAGATACTCATCACCAGTTTCATTCCACACACAAGTTGTAGAACCAGTGTCAATTACAAATCCTGTTTCTATAATCCAGTCACCAGACTGAACTGTGAGTTGTTCAATTAATCCACCCTGAGGGTCTTTAAAATAAGCGACTGGAGTAGATGCTGAACTTAAATCCAGTGAAATATCTCCACCTGTTGCGCTATTTGATACAATTACATAATTACCGACAGTTGTTCCATTAGTTCTGTCAGCTGAATTTACAAAATCTTCAAAATCTTGTTCTGAAACAATTAAGTCAACTAGTTCCATTCCACTGATTGCTGTTGAAGGAAGTTGTGAGATAGGTACTTGAGAATTACCATCTAGTGTAGCAATACCGTTTGCAACACCTTCACGACTCTCATCAACTTTAGCATCTAAAGCATCTTGTAAACCTGTAACTTGTGAAACTTTTGTTTTAACGTCATAGGATATCCACTGTCCACCATCCCAACGTTTTAATCTAATATCTGCCATTGTTATTCGTCTCCTTTAATTTTATTTGAGTATAGTTCTTCTAATTCATTAGCCATTTGTGCTGAAGCCTGAACAGAAGAAATTAAACTCATATAAG